TATTATTCTCCTAAATTAAACGCCAGTTGTGTTATCGAGTTGATGTCCAACATTAAATTTAACGATGACATCGGTGAAAGAATCACCAACAGAACTATCTGGTCCATCTATGAACTGCATAATTCTAAGTGGTAATGTATTGGTTGTAGCAATGGTAGATGAATCTACAGCATTTTTACTACGACCAATCGTAGTGCTTCCTGCGGTTTGAACCACAGCAACATTGTTACCTAAAGCTGTCTGTGCAAGAGAAGCGTCTCCTTGCATTTTCATTTCTAGGTAAGGATCATCAACAACATACGCACTAATATCATCTGCTGCTAATGAAGCAGGAAATGTTTGTGAGAATGTTTTTTGATTTGTATTTGGATCAGTGTATGAAACACCTACAAATACTCCTATGGGAGTTAATGAAGTAGTACCGGTGTCTTTTTCAACTGTACCGGCAGATACTATTTTCACAAAATCTCCATAGAATATAGCAGTACCATAACCAGAGGCTATTTTGTAATGTCTAACTTTTCCTGTAAAGGAACCACTAGAGCTAATACAACCTACTGGCTCGGCACCCATTGGGGTAGCTGAACTAGCCATTTATATTCTCCTATAAAGAGGTTAAATAACAGCCCTAAATAAAATATTAAGTGTTACTTAGAGCCACCAAATGTAGTCCTACTTTTGCGATCTGGTTTTAACAGAGGCATTCGTGGATCATTTTCTTTTAAATAATTGTTGTCCACAGCTTCCATTTGGTCTGCAGCAGCTTGTCTGTAGTATTCATCTCTTTGCTGCATAAGCTCTTTTGGAGCTTTACAAAGTAATAAACCACCTACTTCTAAGTTGCCTTTTTTCGCCCATTCAGAATCCACATCAGATACTAATTTTAATTCAGGATGATCTTCTGCTTTTACAGGTTCCCATCCTTCTCTAAATTTAGCACTAACATTAGTGTTATTAGCTTGACCTAAAACACTTGTAGCTATCCACCTAAATACCCATCCATCTTGCGGTGTAGGGCTAGGTAGTTTTGATTGTGGTTCCCAACTTTGGGGTCTTGCAGAAGCCTCTCTGGATTCTGTTTCTCTTGCTGCTCTAGTAACTTCTTCGGTTACTTTATTTTCATCTGCCATTATTTATTCTCCGTTTTTGCGAGTTGTTTGGCGTACTGTTCTGGTGTTATACCCAACCGCCTTGCGAGGGACACTTGGGTTGCTGTTAACTGTACTTTGCGAGGCATAGCACCATTATTTCTTGTTGCAGGTGCTACGACATTCGAGGGTTTTTTAGAGATCACAGTTTCTGCTTCTTCTTGAATTTCTTCAGGTTCAGCAGCTACAGCATTATCTTTGCTCTCTAAAACTTTAAAAATCTGTTCTTTGCCTTTATTAATCCTATCATAATATTCATCAGAATTTGGATGAATACCATCTTGTTCAATTAATTTTTTATGTAACCCCATGATATAACCAGTAGCTTCTTCATAATCAGGATGTTGAAACCATGTGTTTTCTTGCAACCATTTAGTTGATCTAGGATCAATAGGCACTTGTGGTTGCTGAGGTTGTTGAACAGGTTGCTGTATCTGTTGTTGAGCAGCTTCCTGTTGTCTTTGATAATAAGCTAATTTATCAGAAGCAGATTTCTTATCAACTTGTGCTGCAAGAATCTTTTCATTTGCCTCTAACATTTTATCTGTATTACCAGCTTCATAAGCATCTTTAAACTCAGCTTTTGCTTGTTCTAACTCAGCACTAGACTTAGCTGTGATTTGTCCTAACAAGGCTTCTTCACCTTTATTAATTAAAGCTGAAAGTCTTTTGTTTTCACTTTGAACATTTGTAGCATAAGCTACAGCTTCTTCTCTTACTCGTTCTGCTGCTTCTTTTGCTCGTCTTTCTTCGTGAAACTCATACTTGATTTTATCAATGCGTTTCTGAACTTTATCGTTGATGCCTTCTATTTCTTCTTCTACATCATTAGATGAAGTTTCAGACTTAGGTGGCTTACGATCTTCAGGTGGTCTATCATCAATGATTTCTACTTGAAGGTCAGAATTGTTTTCTTCAGGAGCATCTTTATCTTTACCGATTTGATGTTTTACTCCAAAGAATTTTTCTTCTCTTGAAGTTTCTACAGGTTGTTTTATCTGTTCAACTTCTTGATTTGCGGTATTATTTTCAGACATATTAAATTACCTTTACTATTCCTCTTGGGTCTTGGACAACAGCTTCTACGCTGTCGTCATTGATTAAACGAAATTCTTTTCCGTGCACTTTAAATCTAGTGCCAGAATAAGAACGCATAATAATCCAATCGCCCTTTTCACAATAAGGACCATTTGGAAATCTGTTCTCATCTTTATAACAATCATCACCCATTTCTAAAACGAATCCTACAATAGAACCAACTTCTTCGACTCTACGAGTTTCAGATGCCTTAATGATTCCACCTTTGGTAGCTTCTTCAATTTCAGGTAATGCGATTAGAATTTTGTACCCCTTCGGAATAGGGAGTTGTTTTGCTTTGTCTGTTGCTTCAACCTTTTTTGGTTGAATATCTTTTGCAGGTTTTGTCATGTTTTCTCCTGTGCACTAGATTAGGTCTAGGTCCTTGCGTCAATTTTGACGATTTACTATTTCTAGTAGATCGAGTATATCTCTTTCTACTAAGGCAAGTCCAGATATTACACCTGTTAAATATCTGTATTCCTCAAAACTTTTACATCCACCACCGGATAAGTGATCAGCATGTTCATTCATATGCTCACGAATCTTTTTCTGTATAGCTTCTACTATATTTTCAGTTGATCCACTCACTCGTTATCCAGTAATGTTTCTGCTATGTCTTTACCTATCTTAGCACCTTCTATTTGTTCTTTGCTAGATATTTTTTTACTTTCTGTAGCAGCTTTTAATCCTATGTTAGCACCAGCTATGCGTTCTTGTGAAGCTATTCTTTCTTTTTCAACTTCAGTGGTCGCTTTAGATTTTTCTAAATCAAGAGCAATTCTTTCTGCATCAGCTTTCATTTTTCTCTGTACTTCAGCTTGTCTAATGTCTAACTCTCTTTCTCTTTGCTGTATTACAGGGTCTTCTAGTTGCTCTCTAATTTCTTCTTGTCTTTCATCTGCTTGGCTTGAAGCTAAGACTCTTTCAGCAGCTTCAGATACAAGCTCTGATAAACGCAGTTCAATATCTTCTGGTAGCGGTTCATCAGGTGGTGGCAATGGTGCACCAAGTTGTTTTTCAATTTCTTTACGATATTGAAAGGCTATGTGTTCTGTTACATGTTCTGTAAATGCAGCTAAGATAGCGTTAGCGTTAGGGCTTTGTCCTACCATCTCTCTCATCTTAGGATCATTTATAGCAGCCATGTGAACTTTAATATGTGCTTCGTGATCCTGATACATAAATGCTTTAACAGGTTTTCTGTTTAGCATGTTCATGTTTTCTGATACCGGATCAGTAGGTGCTATCTCAGTTTCAAGTGGAACAATCTTATCTGCATCTCTAATACCTAACACATCAAGCATCTGTCTGTGGAGTTCTTCCATGTTATACATTTGCGGTGCTTGTTGTGATAACTGTAGTGCAGCTTGATACTGCATAATCTTTTGTGCTTTAGTAGAAGCATTAGGATCAGATACTGGTATTACATCAACTCTGCCATCAAAATCTTCTTTCAATAGTTCTTTACCCTTTATGTTATAAGGATATTCAGTAGGTCCAAAGTCATAAATTATTTTAGATAATATTCTTAATTCATGTTTCATTGAGTTATGAATCCTGCTTTGTACTGATCCAATAACTTTTAACGACCTTTCTAACAATGCGAGTGTAGTGCCGACTGGAGCCTGATTATTCATGTCAGAGACTTTCATATCAGCTAAAGAAGCAAATCTTCTACCTTCTTCTACAATGTTTTGTAAAAGGGAGTATAAGGTAGTAGATGGTTCTTTATAAGGGAGAAAAGTAATATTATCTTTTATAGCACCACCCGGCACATCCACATCACGAAACTCTCCGGGCATGATAGGAGTATCATCACCCTTAATTCTTAAACCTCTTGATTTTAAACCACCCGGCAAGTTAGATAATGTACCTGCATCTACGAGTTGTCTTAATAAACTTGTAGCAGACTTAGCTATGCCACCTATTAAGTGAACCAATCCAAATCCATAAAATCCCATTCCGGGTAAGTATTGATAGTGAACAAAGTGTTGTCTGCGTTTCTTTAATGGATCATCTTCAATAAAGTTTCTGCGAATCGCTAATATTTTATTTGATTGATAATCTAAAGTAATAAC